CGATGTTAAACTTTACTGGCGGCACTGACGGCATCACGCATTGCGCTGGCGCCACGACCACGCTTCAGCTCCAGGATATCGGCCTGAACTCGACAACATTGACCGGGAGCTTGCATGGCATCAATGATGCCTCGGCCTATTATGATTACCTGAGAAATGTACAGATCTTGGGGTTCAATAACGGAATTCTTTTCAACAATCCTGGCGGAACGCGGCTACTGAGCGTATGGGTACAGAATGGTCAACCAAACGGGGTGGATACCACCAGCGCCGGAATCACCTTTACCGGGGCAGGATTCATCAACCGTATCACTGACACGGTAACGCGGGGTTTTGCTTTCGGCTATGTGTTCAATTCAACGCCCACATCATCCACCGGATTGGAGGACATCCAGGTCATTAACTCTGTTTGTGGCGACGTGTGGAAATGCATAACGATAGAGAGCACCAATCCAGGGTACGGACCGTTCATTTATGCATTTATAAACATGTCGGTTGATGCCGCTGGCTCTTTTCTAAATGCTCCACAATGTAATGGTCTTCTCGTATCAGGTGGAAACTGGCTGATGGATCCCACGGTCGGATCATGGACCAGCGGCTTCAATTTGATCGACCTGGGCACCACTGGCAGCGGCTGCCATGGAGTGAGATTGCGCGATTTATGGTTTGGCAACAATGCGGTGGCAGCCCCTAATAGCTTCGTAACAGTAGAGAGCACCACCAATGATGTGATCATCAGTGGCGTGCACATGGAGACCAGTAGTGTAACGGTTGGGACGGCCTGGTATCAGGTGGGGGCTAGCGCCACCAATGTCATCGAGCGCGACACACAATGGTTCAATTTATTCGCGCCGATAGCTCCTCCGGCCAATGCAATCTTCAGCGTAAGTAGCTCGCCGACCAACCAATTGCAGAGTCTTGTGCTCGGCCGCCCCACGGTGTCGGCCTGCGGAACCAGCCCCACTATCGGGGCCATTTCCAATGGCGAGCAGGGATTCATAGTGATGGGAACAGGTTCTCCGACCGGATGCACATTGTCGTTTCCACTTAGCAGATCAGTCGTGCCGTCCTGTATCGTGCTCAGTCGCGTGCCGGGAACTCCAGTGACGCCGACAACGATTTCTCAATCGCAGATCACATGGACAAACAGCGCGACCAGTAACCTGGTGGTCGACTACAAATGCACTCCATATTAGACGCGGCACAAGAGAAATGAGCCAGGAAAACGGCGTCGCGCTCGCCGTCCTGCTGTTCGTCATCGCTGCCGTCTTTTTCTTATTTGCCCTGCTGCATTTCGGAGGGATAATACGATGACATGGCGAGGCTGTGACCCTGCTATCGAGATCAGGTCGATCGACGACCTTCGTTCCTACATCCGCGGGCTCAGCTATTCCTGGCGTCCGTCGAATTTTGTCATCCACAACACGGCCAGCCCGACCTTGTACCAATGGTGGAACAGCGTCCCGCCAGCACAACGCATGGAGAACCTGCGCAGCTATTATGAAAACGAGATGGGATGGAGCGCCGGCCCGCATTGTTTCATCGACGGCAAGAGCTGGTGGATTTTCACGCCGTTCAACGTCAAGGGCGTGCACTCGCCGAGCTGGAATGGGACGATGCTCGGCTTCGAATGTGTTGGCAACTACGACACCGAGAGCGACGAGACCGGCATGGGCGCCCAGGTCATGAAGATGGCGCACGCGCTCTCGGGAGAGGTGTGCGCATATTTCGGCTGGGATCCGGGAAACTTGAAATTCCACAAGGAAGACCCGGCGACAGACCATGATTGTCCAGGCCGCAACATGGTCAAAAGCGAGTTCATCGCGGACATCGAGCAATACATGGGCGACGGCGGGGAGGATCAAACGCCGCCATTGCAGGCATATCGCGGCGTCGTCAGCGGCTTGGCCAGCGGTGATCTGCTGAACATCAGGGCCTCGCCGTCCTCCCAGGCGTCAATCATCGGGGAGGCGGACAATGGCGATGAATTGACGATCGTCGGCGAGGCATGGAACGGCAGCACGCGGTGGCTGCGCGTTCAGTTTGGCCAGGCCGCGGGCGCGGGCGTGGCCATCTTTGGCTGGTGCTCGTCCCAGTATGTCACCTCGGACGAGCACCCCCCGGCAGATGCCTGGAGAAATGATATCACGGCGACGGTGTTCGGGAATGATGGCGACGATCAGGATTCCGCTTATCCGGACATCGATTGGATCGACGACGACACCGAGGGCGTGAGCTTTCCCTATAAGTGGAAGGGCGATCGGCCCAGGATCGAGGTCACCGGTCCGGCAGGGTCCATTACCTGTGGCGTGGTGGATGTGGGGCCTTGGAACACAAGTGACCCGAAGTACGTCCTTGATGGTGCCCGCCCCCTTGCCGAGAAGCAATATCAGCTCGGGCTGACGGCGCAGAACGGGAGGGTGCCGACCAATGATGCCGGGATAGACTTGACAGAGCCGATTGCCAATGCCGTTGGGGTCAGCGGCAAGGGCAAGGTGAAGTGGCGGTTCGTGCCGTGAACCCTGGCCCCCTCGAGGAAGCCGGCGCCACCGCGCGCGGCATTGTCGACGCGCTCAAGGCGCAGCCGGCGGTGCTGGCGCTGACACTGGCGAACATGGCGTTGCTGATCTTCATCTATTACGCGCTGCATTCCGGTGCGCAATTCCGCGAGAAGCTGGTCGATCAGGTGCTGGACAACTCCAATTCCATCCACGCCATGCTGCAGCAGCGCTCCGTCGCCTGTCCCGATCCAACCTTTCGCCTGCAGAGCGACGAGAGCAAGCCGGTTGAGCTGCCACCTTAGAGCGCCTCCATTCTGCTTTTTGGCACAGTTTCGGCACAGATACGTTCCGATGTTCTATTGTTGTTCGCCCTTCGTACACATGTTTTGAGGCGAAAAATCGTTATATTTCAATAGAGCGCCTTGTTTACACCGAGAGGGTCGGCGGTTCGAGTCCGTCACCGCCCACCAATAAAATCAAACACTTAGTATGGTATCCTCCCCCAGAAGTGGCACAGTTTCGGCTTTGAATTGTTCTAAAGTGGCTATCCATTCGGTTATTTCACCTTCATTTCTGAACCACTCACCATTAGCTCGCAGAGCCGAGAACCTGTGATGCAACTCTAATTCATGCGCCCTGCTGCCATGAAAGACAGCGAGCACAACAGGCAATTCTGGCATCGACACCTTGAGGTACTTGAGGCGCGTCTTAATGCCGACGGAGGTGAATCCAATTTTCACGTATCGGCCCATTGCCACGACATAGATCAGACCAAGTAGATTGCGCCTTTTATCTTTGGTGTTGGCGATATGCTTCTGAAGAGCGAATTCCGGCTTAATGTCTTTATTTACGCGAATAAATCTCTTCGTATCTCGAATCACCCATGACTTGCGGGTGTCATCGAAATAAAGCCGCGCTGGCTTTGCCGGTCTGCCCATCTATGTCCGCCGTGACTGATAGTCGGCCTGATGATGGCCATAGGTGCGCTCCAGGATTATTGCCGACATGCCGAGCTGCTGTGCGGCATCCCAAATATTGACGCCGTCGCGCATGAGCCAGGTGGCGCGGGTATGACGTAGGGTATGGGGCGTAACCTTGCCGTCGAGGCCGGCACGGCCGACTGCGGCCTGCCAAGAGCGGCGAAGCTTGATGACCCGGCCGCCATTGTAATGGCAGATGAACAGGGGGCGGATGAGTTCCGGCTCATTGCCAACGGACATGGCATCGATCCGCCACCAGCGGCGCACGTGAGCGAGGATGCCAGCTGCCAGCCGGATCGGCGGTGTGCGCTTGGTACTCTCGATGGCCCCAGGGGCCCGTCGCCTCATCAGGCCGGTGTCGAGGTCGATCCAGTCCCAGCGCGCGCCCAGGATCGCCCCGGCGCGGCTGCCGGTGTAGAGGCCGAGAAGGACGAACCGGCGCAGGTGCTCGACATCACGGGCAGCCCATAGCAGGCGTGCCGCCTCCTCGCGGGTCAGCCAGCGCTCCCGTGCCGCTGGCTTGTCCGGGAGCACCACGAACGGGATCGACGGCAAGGGACCGTATTCGCGATGCCAGTACCGGATCGCGGCCCGCAGCGTTTCCAGGTCGCGGCGGGCAGCCACCTGGGGCCGTTCGGCGGCATAGGCCCGGCAGGTCCTGGCCGTGACATCGGCGAGCCGTTTGTCGCCCCACCATCGCGCCAGGTTGCTGATGGTGTGAACGATCTTGCTTGCGGAGCGCTTATGCGGTACGTGTTCCCGGCTATAGGCTAGGAGGACATCGGCAATCGACGGCGTCGGAGTAGGGGCCGGACGGTACTTGTTGCCGATGTACTTGGCGAGCGCCCCTTGAGCCCCTCCAACGTCGCTTTCAGGGCAGCCTGTGCGGCCGAAATACGTTCCGTCTCGGATAATCCACTCGCGTCTGATGCGATCGAGGACGAGCCTCGCAGGGGACCGTTGACGCGGCATTTCTGGACCATCTCGCGGATTTGCTGGGGGGTGGTGAAGAAGCGCCTGCCGATGCGGAACACTGTCAGGTTGCCACGGTCGATCTCCGAGCGCAGCGTGGCGACCTTGATCTGATTGCCGAACAGCAGGTCGCAGGCATCCTGGAGCGTCAGCAGGCGGTCGTCCGGGATATCCGGAGGAGATAATCCGGCGGTCATGAAAATCACTCCGCTCCGATTTGGCGTTCCCGCCGGGCGTACGCGTCGTCCAGTTCGGCCACATCCGGCGGGAACATCTTGGCGCGCACCGGCTCGACATAGGTCGCATATGCGGTCGCCAGCTCGTCCAACTCCTTCGCCGCGGCGAATTTCGCCGTAACCCACCGGCAGAATGCCTCCGGATCCTCGTGGGATGGCTTGCCGTTGCCGTTCGCGGCGGCGGGCGTTTCGAGTGCTCTGACACGCGTAAGGGCAAAGTCTTTGAGCGACTTTCGTTCGTCCAGTGTCAAGCCGACACGATTGCGCTCTGCTATCTCTTGCGGATCACTCATCCAAGTTCTGATCCACTGTGGCTCGGTGGCGATGCGGATTTTATCGCGCGAAACCGCCATGTACTGGAGTGCAGCGGAACGGTCGGCTGGCGGCTGCGCCTTGGGCGGCTGAGCGTTTATCGAAGTCTCGATGATGACGCCGTCCGCGTCGTGCGGAGGATCGACAAAAGAAGGCGGCGTTTTCCGGCCTTTGGCCCAGAACCTTTCCTTCGCCCGTTCCATTTCCTCCTCGGTCGCAGGACCGGGGCGCGCTCGCGCCGCATCGATCATGCCTTGACCGGCGCGTTCGGCCCACGCATCGTGGGCGTGCTCGGACGCCGCGGCGCGCTCCTCGGGGTCTTCGATGGCGGCGATATCGGCGTTGCGGGCGACGGCGGTGGCGGCCTGCTGCATTTCCTCGGCGCTGTAGAGGCCGGATAATTCCTGAGGAAACGCCTTCCTGATCGCCAGGCTCTCGGCGCACTTGGCGATCATCACGTCGCCCATGGTCGACCACATGCGGGTAGGAAAGCCTTCCTTGCTGCGCTGAGCGTAGCTATCGAAGCGCGCGACGCCCCAGCACGGCTCTTTGAAATCGCTTCGCAGCACGCCGACCTTGGCGGCCGCCGGCGACTCGGCTGCAAGCCAGACATCACACCATTGTCCATCTTGGCCACACCAGTATGGCCCGACTTGTCCGGCGTATTTGCCGGTGCGCTCGGCGATGAGACGGAGGCCATCGATCGAGGTCTGTATTGCCATGACCTCGCGGCGTTCTTTGCTGTCCCAGCGCTTCACGGCATAGATTTGCCGGGCAAGCGGATCGAGGCCGGTGCGTTCGGCCTGATGCATGAACAGGCGAAGCTCGTCGTCGCTTGCCCCACGAGCAATCGTTCTTTTTATCAGATCGACTTGATCAGGACTGAAGCGGCTGGGCGCCGTGATCGTCTGCCGGACCGTAACTTGCGTGTTCATTGGTGCTGTTCCTTGCCTCTGTGAGGGCGATCCTGAGTTGTTTCAGATACTCGACGTTGTCATCCTGGAGATTTGGTATTGCCTCTAGTTTCTGAATCTCTTCTTCGAGATCACAGATATCATCCGAAAGGTCACCGAAGCAGCACTTGGTGCAGGCCCAGGTTTCCGTTCCCCATGGCCATCGCTCATGCAGCACGCGATATTTTGCACAACAGTCGCATTGTCCGAATATTATCATAGATACCTCCGTCCATTTTCTTCGCATTGAATGTTGTAATCGAACTGTTCGTCCGTGATTGGGGCCGGCCGCAGGCGGCGGCGCAGCTCCCAGCGCTCGCGGGATTGCCGGCCGAGCGTCTTGGCGAATTCGATCAGCCAGTCGTCTTCCGGGAAGCGTCGGCGTGGCGTAGGGGCGAGCATCACAGCACCAGCATGATGAAGGCGACGAAAGCCGCGATGCACGTCAGCTCGCCGATGACGATGAGGCCGATCATGGTGGCCTTGATGAGATCGTGGATCATGGCGTTCATTCCGAATTCGGCGTGGCCGATTCGCCATTGAGGAAATGCGATCCTCCATTGAGGAAATGCACGCGCCACAGGGCATCCATTTCGTCATGGAAATCGACGATTCCTTCAAATTCGCCGTCAGGCTTGAAAAAGCCGACGATGTAGACAAAGTGCTCGTCGGTCTTGTTTATTTTGGTAGTGCGATAGACCCACATGTCAGACTTCCTCCATCCACCATGGTCGCTGGCGATCTCCGCCCCGGTTTGCCTGATGGATCGCATCGTTAACCACTTCGTCCTCCTCCATCGAAAGCATGAGACGACAGAAAGGATGATCGCGCTCGTGAGAGCGGAGCTTGTTGGCGTTCTTCAGTGAGCGGTCGGCTTTGTAAGCGGCTATGAGCCTGTTCATGTCCGTCTCCCGATCTGATGGGGAGACTATATACAGATGTGGATAGAGGCGTCAATCAGAAAAATACAAAAATGGATAAAATAAATTCGTTCCCGCTGCGTTCACCCTGCCTTTTTCTTGAGTCCGGCGCCGACAGCATTGAGGAGGGCGAGCAACTGATCCGGGTTTTGCCCCAATAGACCAATTACATACTCATGGGCCAGATGCGCGGTCCGCGGATCGGCGGCTGCATAGCGCAGAAGCTTGTCCCACGCCGCTTTGGGAATTTCATTAAGCCCGCTCTGCCACCTCGACACGGTCGCTTGCGATGTTCCGAGCGCCGCAGCCAGCTCTTTCTGGCCGACCCCGGTGATGCGTGAGATTTCGGAGATTATATCTGTTGCCATGGGGCAACTATAGCGTTGCGCTGAATACAGTGTCGTATATGCGGGGGGGGGGGGGTTGACGGTAGAATACAGATGTGTATACGGTTCACGCATGGCGCGGCCGCTCTTCCACATCCGTAAGAAGGTCTTCGGCGTCACGCAGGCCGAGATGGCCCTGATCGCCGGAGTGTCGCAGGCGACCATTTCCAGGTGGGAGGAGGGCAGGCAGTCTCCCGACCACGATGCGCTTGCGCGCATTCGCTCCCGCGCCACGAAGCGCGGCATCCCTTGGGATGATCGCTGGTTCTTCGAGGCCCCGGAGACGGCTGCATGAGCCCCGGTCGAATACACGCGAAAGATGACACGCCCCGCGTGTGCGGGCGTGATGCACGCCAACTTCATGTGGGCTTCCCCGATAAATCACAAGTTGATCTCTTGGATTTGTACCGGCTGCCCGTCCAACATGCCGGTTGTGCGAAAACATGTCAATTTGACCCACAACCAACAGTAAGTTTCCGTGATGGGGCAATTGTGTTCCGCAATGGAACCCATTGTGAATCATTATGGGCATTGGGGCCTCCGTGGCTTTCTCGGCTGTCAATCCCCTCATTTAGGGGGAATATTGTCCGATGAAGGTACTATTGACAAATCCGTCGGGCGGACATCGGGGCGAGGAAACCCCAGGCATAGTTGCTCATATACAACGCCTGCACGCCCTCATTCACGAATTGTTTCCGACCAAACCAGCTGCCCATTTAGCTGATCTGACGGGGCTTTCGATCAGCGCATGGCACAAGTCGTTGCGCGATCGCCGTGATTTCTCCTCCGGTGCCCTGCTGTCTCTTTTCCGCAGTGCATACGGCCCGCGGTTCCTGCGCGCCTTCATAGGCGAAGACTATCGCGGAGATTGGTTCGTGGAGTTTCAAATTCTCATCCGGCGTGCAGAAATAGAGCAATGGGAACGCGATCTCAGGGGGATCGATGAAGGCATTGCTCAAGCGAATTCTGCACGCCGTAACCAAGCTCATGGTGCGCCTCGACAAGTGGGTGCACGGGGCGTGCGGAAATGAGGGACGACCAGGACATCGATGATAGTTTCTGCGGAAGTGCCACTACCGCGGATTCGCCCGTACTGGCGGGCGCAACGGCTGCCGTCCTAGCTCACGACAGCGTATCTCCCGGGGCGGCAGCCGACCGGTTTCCGAATTTGCTGCCGCGTCCGGAGCAAATATGGCCGCCCGAGCGAACGGCCGAGCTTCTGCGGCTGCGCGAGCGCGCCATGTCGGCGAGGCAGATTGCCCGGGAGCTTGGCGTGACGCGCAATGCCGTGATCGGCAAGTTGCATCGGCTGAAGCTGACGATCGTGCAGGTGCGGGTGACCACCGACCGGCATCGGCAGCAGCGCCGCGAGCAGGCGGCGCGGCGCAGGGCCAGGGAGCGGGCTGCGAGAGGGCCCGAACGCGATGTCCGGCCTCGTCCGGCGCGCCAGGGGCCCACCCGTGCGCCCGTCCCCGGCAAGGTGAACATCTGGGGGCTGACGGAGAACGCGTGCCGGTGGCCGCTATTCGGCGGGAACGAGCCTGTTAGCGAGCAATTTTATTGCGGGGGCGAGGCGGTGCTAGGCGCGTCGTATTGCGGGGTGCACTGCAAGCAATCGTTCGGGCCGAGCCGGCCGCCGATGGGGCGGAGATGATGCGCATTTTCGAGGATCTGTTGCACGCTTTCGAGGATCAGAGGCGGCACAGAGGCATTGTGTTGCATGCTTGGAGCGGGCGGGCATGAACGAACTGGTCCGCTATGACGCGATGTGCCGAGCCATTGAGGAAGCCTATCACGTCGATGAAGTAAAGGACATCCGCGATAAGGCTCGCGCGCTCGAACAATATTCGCGCCAGGCTCAGAACGTAGAGGCGGAGCGCCAGGCCTGCGAGATACGGCTGCGCGCGGAGCGCAAGGCCGGCAAGCTACTGGGGGAGATGGAAAAGAACAATGGGGGCGGCGATCGCAGATCAGATCACCGGTCACATGGTGCTACCGGTGATGAGCCAACCCTGGATGACCTCGGCATATCCAAGAAGCAATCCTCCGACTGGCAGAAGCTTGCCGCGATTCCACAGCGCGAGTTCGATCGGTCTCTGAAAGAGGCTGAGCGCCCCACGACTGCTGGCCTCATTCGCGCGACAAGCGAGCCTAAACCGATGCCTGTCCGCAGCGACGCATTGTGGCTGTGGGGACGCCTCAATGATTTCGAACGCGATGGGCTGCTCGAAACCGACCCGAGGGAAATCATGGAAACCATGGTTCCTCATATGAAAAACACTGTCCATCGACTAGCCCCAAAAGTTTCGGCGTGGCTCAGACGAATAGGAGAAATCGAATGATGATTGGCAAAGAGGCCAGCGGTTTGATCAGAATTGTCTCGCACATCATCGAGACTAGAGAAGAGCAGAGACTTATCAGCCCATCATGGGTCGCTACGGAAACCATGGTCGTACTTGGTGCCACTGAATTGCGGAAAACATATCCGGATGTCTATATCGGATGTCATTTGCAAGTCCGACAAATAGCGCGTGGACAATTGCGACAACGTTGGGAAAATCCAGAGACTGATGACGATGAACATCCACTTTTTCCAGGATTGCAGCGTCGTTATCCCGTACAGCGCCCGGCCGGCGAGGAGCCGGAATACATCAAGCTAGAAAATCTTTCGCGACCTGATGCAATCTACAACATCGAGCGCTTGAGATTGGAAGCGCGCTCCAAACTCGAACATGCAGACGCACTGCAAAGCTGGCTCGTACATCGCCTGGATGCAGCAGGAGCCTGACATGAGCCGATGGTGGCGAGTATAAATCATGTCTGCGGGCGCCTCGACCAAATGGTTCTGGAGCGACTGGCTTGGCGACCAGGAAGTACGCCGGCTGACGCCAGCCGAGCGTGGGGTATGGATTGATCTATTAGGCTTGATGGCAGCAGCGAGCCCTGTCGGATATCTCTGCGACGGCAAGGGGAACCCAATCTCGGATGCCGAGCTTGCCCGCGTGACGAACGCCGGCACGGTCGAAGAGGTTCGGAAACTCGTCGACGGGATTCTCGAAAAGGGCGTTGCCAGCCGCGACCGGTCCGGACGGTTACTTAACCGGCGCATGGTGCGAGATGTGACCACGGCTCGCAAGAAGTCCGAAGCAGGCAAGTTGGGCGGCCAAGCAACCGCCGAGAAACATTGGGGAAAACCATCCCTGCCACAGCACGTGCCACGGCATATGCTACAGCAGGGGTGCTACGCCCCTATACCTAACCTTAAAGAAAGAAATACTACCTCTTCCTTTGGTGCCGCGCGCGCGAAGAACGCGCACGGTGTGGGGCCGGGTGCCCCAATCAACGGGCACAGCCTGGAGAAGCAGCCGAGGTTGAGGGAACCGTCTGCGGATGGGGGCGCCGGCTCGCTCGCCGTTGAAACGGCGAGCCGCCACCCCCACGAAACCGCCGAAAAGAAAGCGGCTGCCGAGGAAGAGCCGGAAGTGGCGAGGATACGGGCCAAGGCTCCCGAGGAGCTGACCTTGGCGGAAATCAACATGCTGCGATTTGGAATTCGCCGATGAGCATGTTCCTGTTATGTATCAATATGTTCGTGGAATGTTTCACGTGAAATGCACACGGAAAGCATCATGCGCTGGATAGCCATCTGCACGTCGGTCGCCGCCCAGCCGCGCATATGCGTGGCGTTGCAGAATTGCGGCCACGAGGTTTTCCTTCCGATGGAAAGCTTCTGGAAATGCTTTCGCGCCGGCAAGAAATTGAAAGCATTCGATCCGGTGTTTCCGAATTACATTTTCGTCCGGCTCGAGCCGGTTCGCCTCGGCGAAATCATGGACATCGAGGGCGTCCGCGAAGTGTTGCGATCGGCAGAGTGCAAGCCGGTGGCGATTGCCGACGACATCATCGAGGCGCTGCGGAGCGCGGTGGCCAAGCGGATATTCGACCGCACTCGCAATTACGGGTTGGCCGCCGGCACCGATGTGCGCATCGTCGATGGGCCCTTCGCCGGCTTCGTTGCCAAGGTCAAATCGGCCAGCCCCAAGCAACGCGCGCGGGTGCTGATGGAATTCCTCGGCCAGATCGTCGAGGCCGAGTTTAGCGTTGACAAATTGCAGAAAGTGGGGGGATAACCGCGATGGCGGATGGTTGTGGCACACCACCTGGGTGGCGATCGCCGCCGGCGGCCATGCCTGGGAGTGCTTCTGGCGGACCCGGGCCGCCGCCTTCCGGGGGCTTGAGACGAAGTCTCGCCCTGTCACTGGCATGCCCATGATCACCGACGCCGACAAGCTCAAATGCGCCCAGCGCGAGCTGGCCTTGCGAAAGCGCGTCTACCCCAACCGCGTGTTGACCCATCGCATGAAGCCGCGTGAAGCCGATCGGGAGATCGCCATGATGGCGGCCATCGTCCTGGATTATGAACTTCGCACGGCCAAGGAAGAATTGCCACTGGAGGAGCCCACCCATGCTTAGCGCGAAATCTCTACACGCGTCCGGTCGCATCAGCGACAAGCAGATGAAGAAACTCGCCGTGCTGCGCGCCACCCGTTCGCAGAAATCCAAGATGGCGCCGTTCGAGCAAAAAACCAAGGACGAGGGGCGCCTCGGCAACGAAGGCAAGACGCCGGTTAACGAGATCAACAGCCGCGAGCACCAGGATCGCGGCGGCCGCTACGGCACCCCGACGAAGCACGGCCGCGCCGGGTCGGAAGGACAGTTGCACAAAAGCCACATCAATGAGCCGCAGCACCAGCACCCGAAGTTCCCATCTGGTGGGGACGTCAAGGCCTCCAACCCGAAGACGGGCAACACGAGGATGAAGGGCAAAATTCCCGCACAGGGCGGCCAGTACGGCGGCGGCGGGCGCAATACGCAGTGAGCGCGACCGAAGTCCAATTGGCCTACACAGCCGGAATCATCGACGGCGAAGGATATTTCGTGCTCGTTCCGCGCGCGATGAATCATAGGAAGTACGGGAAATATCAGCGATACAATGCTGTCGTCGGAATCAAGCACACCAAAAGAGAACTGCTTGAATGGATGAAAGAAAAATTTGGTGGAAATATTTATGGTGTGCCCTGTCGGAGCATAGCACACGCGCCTTCATGGGAATGGCGCGTTACGCATCTGGCGGCAGCTGCGTTTGTCCAGCAGATCATGCCGTATTTGTTATTGAAGAAACGTAATGCGGAATTGATTTTAGAAGTGCAAGGCACCGCAAAACGGTGGGGCAAGTGGGGCGTTCCAAGTGAAGTCCTCGATCGCCGCGAAGCCATGTACGCAGAAATGAAAAGCTTGAACAAGCGTGGACCGAAAGATGCCATGGAACGAAAAATCGTTCAAATCGCGTCATAATCACGCGTTAAGCGTGCCGCAAGCCAAGAAGGCTTCGAGCATTGCCAACGCAATCTTGCGTAGTGGCGCATCAGAAAAGATTGCCATCGCGACCGCAAACAAGCGGGTTAACAATCTGCGTAAGCGCGGCGTGATCAGTGATCGCCAAGCAGATAAATTTGCCTCTAAACGGTAGAGCAGTACAGCATAGGAGCAATAAAATTCCAATGCCGTTCGTCAAAGGACAAAGTGGAAATCCCCGTGGCCGAGAACCCGGTCGGATGCCGCACCGTGTCGTGCTGTTTGATATCAAGCAAGCCGCCCGCAAACATTGCCCCGAGGCAATCGAATTCATCGCCAAGCATATGCATTCCGATGACGAGCGCGTCGCACTCGCGGCCGCCATAGCCATGATCGAGCGCGGCTATGGCAAGCCGGAGCAAAAAGTCGACGGCGAGATGACGCACCGGTTTGCGGTCGTTCCGCAAACAATGGCGAAAGATGAATGGCTGGCGAACCGCGGCCAGCCGTTGGCGTTGCCGCCGCCTGATCCCGATCGCAAGCTCAATTGAGGAAACATATGGCCGAGAAAGAACGCGTGCGCTGGCGTGTGCTGGGGCACCAGAAACAGCAGGTGCAAGCCTATGTCGAAGCTTCGACTAAGGAAGAGGCCGAAGCGGCGGCAAAGGATTTGATAAACGTTGCATGGGATTTCGAGGACATGCTCGGCGATACCGTGGTCATGAGCGTGGAACCTGTAGTGGAATGATTATGACAACGTGAAAACGGAGGAACCAACGATGTCGAAGAAAAGCCACTCCTACGACGATACGCAGCCCATAGAGCCACAGACGGCGACTTCCCAGCCCGCAGAGCCCGATCCGCAAACGCGCGCCAGAGACCTCCTAAAGAGCATGACGGAGGCACAGCGGCACAACGCGCCGGTCACCCCGTTGATGCTCTCGGAACTCGCAGCCATCGTCGGCAGCGTCACCGGTGAGCAGCCACAGGCACCCCTGCATCCGATCCTCGATGAGCGCGGCCATCCGAGCACCGTGACATTCAAAAAGCAGGATGGCAGCGTCGAGATCATCGACAGCGCCGAGGAGGCGCTCGCCTATGTGCGCTCGCTCCCGGCCGACGTGCAACAGCGCCCGCACTGGGTGACCGCGGACGACAGGCTCGAAGAAGCCGTCAAGTCGGTCCAAGGTTCGGACATCTCGCCTGGCATTCGCGCCTTCGAAGCCGCGCTTGCGGCTGATCGCGATGCGGCGCCGCGGCGTGTCGACATTCCGGCCAAGGCCGAGCAGCCCAAGCCGGCGCCACAACCGGAGCCCGCCGCAGAATATCGCGCATAGGGGGCATTCATGGCCAAGAAGCCATCCGATCCGAAGCCGACGCCGCACCACTCCCTTGCCGAGATCACCGCGCATCTGCGGGCGCTCTACAGCCAAATGTCGGTACAGCAGGCGCACAACGCGCCGATCAGCCCGGCCCAGCTCGATGAGCTAAAGGACATGATCGAGGAACTGGAGGAGGAGGACTTGGAGCCGCCGCCAGAGCCATGATCGACATGAGCCATGCTTGACCGTGCCGTCTGGCAGGCCCAGCCGGGCCCGCAGACCGCGCTGATCACCTGCCCCATATTCGAAGCGTTTTACGGCGGGGCGAGGGGAGGCGGAAAAACGGATGGGGTATTGGGCGATTTCATCCGGCACGCCGACAACTACGGCGCCGATGCCATCGGCGTCATGTTCCGCCGCGAGCGGACGCAACTCATGGAGGCGATCGAGAGATCGCGCGCCATGTTCGGGCCGCTCGGGTGCATATTTCATGAGCAAGACAAGGTCTGGCGGTTTCCCAACGGCGCGCGCCTGCGCTTTGCCTACTTGGAGCGCGACGCCGACGCCGAGGCCTGGCAGGGTGGATCGTTCACACGGGTCTACATTGAGGAGATCGGCACTTTCCCGAATGAGGGGCCGGTCATCAAGCTAATGGCGACGCTGCGATCGGGCGCTGGCGTCCCCGTCGGCTTTCGAGCAACGGGCAATCCCGGCGGTTCTGGACATTTGTGGGTGAAGCGGCGATACATCGACCCAGCGCCGAATGGTTGGCGCATTGTTGTCGATCCCGATACCCGGCTGGAGCGCATCTATATACCGAGCCGAGTAACAGACAATGCATATCTCGGCCCGGACTACATTCAGCGGCTTCGCGCGTCCGGATCGGTCGAGCTGGTGCGCGCCTGGCTGGAGGGCGACTGGAATGCGATCGAAGGTGCGTTTTTCCATGAGTGGTCGGCGAAGAATATCATCGAGCCATTCCGTATCCCTGACGACTGGATACGGTTCCGATCGGGCGACTGGGGCTCCGCATCGCCATTCTCGATCGGATGGTGGGCGGTCGTGCAGGATGATCATACGGCTCCCGGCGGCGCCGTGCTACCCCGAGGCGCACTAGTCCGCTATCGGGAGTGGTACGGCGCCGATAACCCTGCGGCTGGAGGGAAGGGGCTCAAGTTGACGGCAGAGCAGGTGGGCGATGGCATTGTTAAGCGCGAAAAAGGTGATCCCAAGCTTGCCTATGGAGTCATGGACCCGTCGGCGTTCAAGGAAGACGGCGGGCCGAGCATCATGGAGCGATTGAATGGGCGGCTTATCGCAAACGGATGTTGTGCTTTCCGTCCTGCAGATAATACAAGAGTTGCCGCCAGCGGCAGCACCGACCGCCGCGGGCCGATGTCTGGCTGGGATGCTATGCGTGCTCGTATTCGTGGGACTGGTAATCGTCCTATGGCATACTGGTTCGATACGTGCGTTGCTTCGATCCGCACGATCCCAGTGCTCCAGCACGACCCCAACAAAGCCGAAGATTTAGATACCGAAAGCGAGGACCATGCGGCCGACTGCGCACGGTACGCCTGCAGCTCCCGACCTTGGCGCCGGTTCATAGCGCCGCCCGACCCGGCAAAGGACGCCTATCGCGTGCCAGGGGACGACATGGACGGCGTGGCCAGCAGCGTGAAATTACTATGACCAATTTGGTCATCGACTATCCAGGCGGGCAAGTCGAGGCGCCCGATGATCTCGTGGCTCTTTTTGATGCCGCTCCGAAGATAAAAACGGGAGGGGTGGCAGGATTTCCCAGCAAGAGAACGCGTGAAGGGCGCGCCTATTATAAGAAGGCGGCAGAGATCGAGGCCGCAGGCGGCGAGGTTGGCATACTGCTATGAGAGCACCAGAGGAACAACCGCACCTGTGCTTGCACTGCCGCGGGCCGATCATCGGTCGCTACGCCCTGGCAAAGTATTGCTGCAGTGATTGCCGGCAGAAGGTCAACAATGCCAAATGGGTCAAGACGATACATGACAGGCGAAGACAACCGCAAGAGCAAGCGCGATAAGCTCGTCGATAAGTTGCTGGCCTCGCAGGCCGGCGCCGTCGCCGTCACCCAGGACGATATTCCTCCTGGGATGAACGTGTTCGCCACCATGGAGGCCGCTTGGAAATCGCTGGCCGAAATGTCGTTTGCGGACCGCCTGACGCCGAAGCAGCTCCAGGACGCCAAGTTCATCTTTTTCCATGGCGTGCAGGCGGCGTCGAATTTGATGATCTACTGCGCCGGGCAACACAAGTTCGAGGCCGCCGCCGATCAGATCATCAAGGACTGCGTCGAGTACCAGAAAGAGGCGATGCAGGTGCTGCAGGCGCGCAAGCTGGAGCCGGTGATCAACGGGGCGGATCGCGGCTAGCGTCTGACCTGCGGGTCAATTCCTGAAGAATTTAGCCAATTATCACATCGCTACATCGTGGGGAGGCAACATGTTGCCTGTCACCAGGCGTTTTTTCTTTGAGACCCAGGAAGTCCGCATCACTGACCGCAACGGTGAGCCATGGTGGGTACTCGTCGATGTGTGTGGGGTGCTAGAGATTGGAAATTCCTCCGATGTTGCAAGGCGCTTAGATGAAGATGAAAAGGGGGTCGATACTATCGACACCCTTGGCGGCCCCCAGGGCCTCGTGATTATCAACGAGCCCGGCCTCTACAAGCTGATCGCCACCAGCCGGAAGCCGGAGGCCAAGCGCTTCGATCGGTGGGTCAGGCACGAGGTGCTTCCGACCATCCGCCGGACGGGCGTTTATGGGGTTCCGGCCGCGGCCGAAAAATCGGAAATGGCTCAACTCACCGAAATGTTTGTTTCTGGCATGAAGGAAGCTATCGCCCCTTTGGGCCTTCGCCTAAGCGAATTCGACCAACGCTTCGCAGGACAAGATGAAGCTCTTGAAAGGGTTGAAACTCGCGTAACATGTTTGGCGGAAGATGTAACTTTCATCAAGAAACAAATAGTTGGGCGCGGCCGTTGTTTGAATTTGGAAACAAAAGCAGAGCATGTTGACGCGATAAGAGTTATGGGCGGAACATGTCCATGCTGCGGCATCGCAGAAATCATTGAGAATACCCGGAAATCTAAGTTTTCAGATTATGATCATTTCTATCAGAACAGTTATCCAAATGCAGATCATACATGGCTGATTTGTAAGCCTTGTCATAGCGACTTGACCTACGGTCGTCGCCCACGCGATGAAGTAGAGCCGATGTTTAAATCATATCAAGCACGTCGGCGCCGACTTCCAGGCCGACAGGCATTGCTTCTCTAGAAGAAGGATGGCAACGATGGAGAGCTTTGCTCAGAGGCTTTATCTTTTTCTAGGAATTTCCATCAGCAGCCGTATGTTGTGGAACATACCTAGTTTTGCCGTTAGGCGGCTACCTGAGCCAGAAACGGGCGAGGATATTTTTGATGATGCTATCTCTGGCCTATCTTTAGTTCAATATGAACGACAGCGCTGAGATCATGGATGAGGACGAAGACGTATCATGATCGGCACCATCATCGGCCTGATCCTCCTGGTCATTGTGCTTGGCGTGGTTTATTGGGCCATCCAGCAACTGCTGCCGCTCATCCCGCTCGCCGAGCCGTTCCGCACCATCCTGCGCGTGCTGCTCGTCGTCCTCGTCGCCGTCATCGCAATCTGGTTCATCATCGTGCTGCTCGGCATGGCCGGCGTTCACGTTCCCACGTTCCACGCCTGAGGATGCAAGATGACAACCGAGACATATGATGATGACTTCCCGGTCAGCGAGCTGGGGCTGTCAGTGCGGTCGAAAAAACGATTAGAGAGAGATTATAGAACCGTTGGCGAAGTGCGCGCGGCCTCGGATTGGGAGTTGCTGAGAGACTCCAACTTCGGCCGTGTTTCTCTCAATGAGGTGAGAGAACTGCTTGGAACCAGCGCCAATCCAGCCCCGATCGACGCGGGTTGCATTAGAGACCGCGATGAATGGAGGATCAAGGAAAGGGATAGAAAATACAATTCGCCTTGGTACGAATTCTGTCTGTCATGATCACCGGCGCGAGAGCGGACACGACCCAAATTGGCCTCGCCAAAAATGCCGATGGCGTCGCATTCCGCTGCGGCACGTGCGAATACTTCGACCGCGGCATATGCCACAACCCCAACCCAAAGCTCGACAGGCGCGAGGTCGGGGCCTACTGGTGCTGCAACCTCTATGACCACAAAGGCATGAAGGTGATCGTGTGAGCGACGACGCTTCCCAGCAGATCATGCGCCAGGTCGACGGCATGACACCGCCGATGCGGGCGCTCGTTTACGAGTACGGATTTTCGATCGTCTACAGCATGCGCCAGGAAGGCTACACCAGCGCCAAGGCGCTGCGCCCGATCCTCGAAACATGGCGCCAGCGCCGGCAACAGGAATTGCTCGATGCTCGGAATAACGGAACCGATCGATCCAGACTGGGATGATGATCCCGTCTGCTACAGGCTACATTTTGAGACACACGATAGTATCGGCGGTTATGAGATCGATGACTGCTCCATCAGCGGAAAGCTTCCATTTCCACGCGTATCATTAAAAACTGAAGTAAAGACGGAAGTTGAACTCGATTCGCTGCGATCAATCCATGATGATCAAATCAGTGCGGCGGAAGCCGAACAAAAGAGATATTTGCGATCCTTAGAGAATGAAAAGAAATATCGCTTTCTCCAAGCGGCAAATGAACAAGGTCTGCATTCAAAAGAAGATTATATTCAATGGGTTCATGATTTTCTTAGCCGACAAGACCACGAAGGCGCTATTCAAACATGGATAAATTCGTCTGGCCCAAGATTTGATCAAAAAATGTTCGGGCTCACCAGTGAGGAAATTGCCAATCTATATAATTTTGCTGCGGAGCTGCGGGATAGTTTCATAACCCAACGCCAACCTCTCCACTTTTGGAGAGATGAGCATCCGCTGCCGAAGCCATCGGCACCAGCCTAAGGTGTGCTTGGAAATACTAGAGAAAGTATAGAGCTATGTCTAAGGATACAGTTTCAGTATCTGGTATTCACCTGTGGCGAGATGAGAATCATGTATATGTTTGTGCTGAAATGGATGGACGTTGGGTGACAGTTATAACAGACGTATGGGATAGCCCGTTTAGTCATATAGTAGAACCTAGTGGTATGCGACGCTGTGCAAGCCATCGGCACCAGCCTAAGGTATAAATGTGGACCCAGAAGAGCCATCAAGCGCCCATGACGGCATCCTAAAGCCAGAGTAATCCGCTAAAATGCCATCTGCATTCCAACTGCCAGTGGGCCCGCTGGCGCCCTCCCGCATGGGCATGCGCACGACCAAGGATCGCCCGCCCATGGCGCGCCGCTCCGAGATCGCGCCTGACAACAGCGACTGGGACGGCGACGAGCAGGGCTACCTGCCGGTGTCCCGCCTGCGCGAGAAATACATCGGCTATCTCACCGTGAAGGTGCAGGAATATGAAGAGCAAAAACTCTCCCGCCACTACTACCACGGCAGCCAGTGGACGCCCGAGGAAATCAGGATTTTACGGAACAGACGGCAACCTATCATCACATTCAATGAAGTATCTCCAAAAATTGACAATCTGGTATGGATCGCTCAGCGGTTCCGGGCAGACCCTAAAGCCTACCCACGAACCCCAACGCATGCTTCAGGTGCCGAGGTTGCCACTGAATGCGTGCGGGCCGTGCTGGACGGATGCGAGTGGTCACACCTTGATGCTTACTGTGCTGGCCAGGCGGCCACGGAAGGAATTGCCGGAATAGAGATCAAGCTGATCGAGGGCGACCACGGCGACCCTGATATCAGCGCGGACTTCATCTTCGGGGATGATTTCTTCTATGACCCGACATCATTCAAGCCGGATTTCAGCGATGCGCGATACAAGGGGATCAGCAAGTGGCTGCATGAGGAGGCCGCCATCGAGCTGTTCCCCGACAAAGAGGATGAGCTGCGATCGCTGATGGTGGAAACTGGCTTCGACCTGACAACTCATGCTGATCGTGAGTTCAAATGGGTATATGCGAATGAACACAGGGTTAGACTGGTAGAACACTGGTATAAGAATCGCGGCAAATGGTTCTGGGCATTCTATGTCAGCAACCTGCTACTTGATCAGGGCGTTTCACCCTTTTTTGATGAGCGCAGGCGCTCTACAGATCGCTTCGTTATGTTCAGCGCTGCTGTGGATCACGATGGTGATCGGTACGGCTTTGTACGAAATTTCAAAGGGCCGCAGGATGAAGTGAACCAGCGGCGCTCCAAGGCGCTCTACATCAGCAGCACGTCACGGCTGACGATCGAAAAAGGCGCTGTGGATGACGTCGAGACGGCACGGCGCGAAAGCGCCCGGCCCGATGGCGTGATCGAGTTTAACAAAGGCTTCGAGCCGCCGGCCCCGGCGCCAAAGGACGAAGACCTGCAGGCGCACCTCGCACTGATGCAGGATGCCCGGGCCAAGATCACCGGGTTCGCCAACATCATGCCGGACCGCGTCACCGCGGCCGAGCAGGGCGAGCACTCGGGCGTCGCCATCGATCGCCTGCAAAAGGCCGCGTCGGCCGATCTGGGCACGTTCCTGCGCAATTACAAATCATGGAAGCTACGTGTCTATCGCGCAGTGTGGTCGGCGATCCGGCATAACTGGACGGCGGAGCGCTATATCCGGGTGAATTCCGGCGACCAGGAGATCACGCAGTTCCTGCAGATCAACGCGCTCGGCCTCAACCAATGGGGCCAGCCGGTGATCGAGAACATGGTCGGCTCCATCGATGTCGACATCATCATGGACGAGGGCCCGGACACCGCGAACCTGATGCAGGACGCCTATGAACTGATCAAGGACGATCCGACCATCCCGTGGCAGGTGAAATTGGACTTCATGCCGCTGCCGGCGTCGTTCAAGGCGCAACTGCAGCAGAAGCTCGCCCAGCAGGCGCAGCAGCCCGATCCCAAGATGCAGGTCGAGCAGCTCAAGGCGCAGACCGCGCAGCAGAAGAGCCAGGTCGACATGGCGACGGCGCAGCACAAGGCCGCCGCCGACCAGCAGAAGGCCACGATCGACCTTCAGGCCAAGCACACGCAGGCCCAGGCCGAGATCGCCAACGCCCAGCAGGACGCGCTCGCCCGGCAGCAGGACGCCCAGCGGGCCCGCGAGCAGCACGCCGCCGACATGCAGCTGGAAATGGCCAGGTTGCAGGCCGAGCGGCAGAAGCTAATGCTGGAAATGGAGCAGGCGCGGCAGGAGCATCTGTTCAAGATGCGCGAGCTGCAGGAGCAGCACATCACCACCATGGCCGAGCATGCCGCCAAGCGTAAAGAGGCTGCGGCGCGGCCAAAGGCAAAGGCCGAGGCATGAGAGCCATTGCAATCCTGCTCCTGATGGCGATGCCGGCCATGGCGCAATCGTCATTCCTGACGGCTGGCGGCCAGACCGTGCCCGGCATCGTCACGATGTGCCTCACGGCCGGCAAAGCCATGCCATGTGTTGGGACTGTTACTGCCGGCCCAGATGGGCGGTTTGCCACGGCTGGCGGCCAGACCGTGCCGGGCATGGTGAAGATGTGCCTGACGGCCGGCAAGGCCACGCCATGCACTGGGACTGTCACGACGGGGCCAGATGGCGAGTTCACCACGCCCGGAAATGCGATCGTTCCCGGCATTGTCAGCATGTGTGTCACCGCCGGTAAGGCGGCTCCATGCACAGGGACGGTTCCCGCCGGCCCAGACGCCGAGTTCACCACGCCCGGCGGCGCGATCATCGGCGGCGCGGTGCAGATGTGCGTCACCGCAGGAATAGCCTCGCCATGCTGATACGGGCCGCCATAAGCGCGCTTTTCGTGCTGGGGGATATTGGCATGCCCCTTGCTCAAAACAGCTTTCCCACGCCGGGCGGCGCGACCGTGCCGGGCTACGTCAATATGTGCATTACCGGCAATCTGGCGGTGCCATGCAATCCCAGTGGCGGCGGTGGTGGCGGCCTGCTGCTCGACTCGGTCACCGCTACGGCAACAGCAGCTTATTCGACCCGCAAGCTTCGGTCAGCATATGCGGGGGCTGCTATGCGAGTGATCAATACGACCACCACCTCGCAGGCCGATATTGGCTTCACCGGCAATGATCTGAACACTGCCGCGCTAGCGACTGCCTGCTCCGGCGCCACGTGCAGGATAGTCGAGTGGTACGACCAATCCGGGGCGGGGAATAATACTGGCTTGGACAGCACTACTGTTGCGGCGGTTGTCAATGCGGGGGTCAATTACACTCTCAACGGACACGTTGCGGTGCGAACTCTGGGAGCTGGGGCTGGGGATTGCCTGGGAGTCACCATGGCCATTGCTCCGCCGACTACCTTTGGGGTCGTGGCCAACATAACGAGCTACGTCACCAACTCCGCGCTCACGAGTGGCACCAGTGGCGGTTTCGAGATGACCATGGGGCCTACAGCCACGAGTTGGCAGCTTTATAATACTGGGACAGCATTGAATGGGGGAACGTACACCACTGGGACATCTTATGGGGTCATCGCGGTCGTTGATGGCGTCAACAGCACGCTGATCGCCAGCGGCGTTGTCAAGATTCCAACGGGAATGAGTCCTGGTACGGCCAGCAGCGCGAGTCAGCTTGTAGGCGGGGCCAACGGTCCTGCGTGCTTCGATGGCTACATGCCGGAATTCATCATTTTCAATTCGAACTTGAGCGGTGCTGATCGCTCGGCCATGGCTGCAAACTGGACGGCCTATTGGGGCACCTAGTGACTTTTCCCGCCGATATTCGCGTCAATACTACATTTCCGTTTCCAGCCCTTGTGGAGGGCAACGGACCGATTACGATCTCGAAACAGTCCGGCATCTGGACAGTCGGCTATGACGCAAGCCGGTTTCCAGCGACCAATGTGCCAGTAGGCTCGCTCCCAACCGACTATACGCTCGTCTGGGATAGCGTAGCCAATAGGTACATCAATATTTCGCTCTCAAATCTTATTTCGTCTGGCGGCGGCCCGGCCGGTGCCACCGGCCCGATAGGCCCGACCGGCCCGACTGGCCCGCCATCTGGTCCAACAGGCCCGACAGGACCGACAGGACCGGTAGGCGGCGTCAGCAGCGCTCCGGTATTTGCGACCGTGTCGGAAGCGCAGGGCGGCGCAATTCCTGCCAGCGCGACCAGTATCCAGGTACAAGGATATTATGCCCCTGGAGACAATGGCGGCGGTTTCTATCAACGGGTTGCCAGCCTGCCGTCGGTATGGAAGAATGAAACCCTGAATGATAATGCCGTTCCTCCATGCATTGTCTCGGGCGGCGTTCCGATCATGGCGTCCGCCACGACAACACTTGGCTTTACACCGAATACAATGCTCCCGATTCCCGCGGGATGTCTTGTCTTCATATGTGCGAGAGTGGCCAGTGCCAGCTATCCATCGACGATTACCGACAGTGCCGGCAACGTTTATAATATCATAGTGTCGTCGGTTGGTGGAGCAACCAACCATTTGAATGCCGCAGTTTATTACTGTGTCAGTTCGGTCTTTGCCCCGGTTGGGACGACGTTCGATATCGTCACTCCCCAGCCCAATGTTCAACTATTTGCGTGCTATCTGTCTGGGTTCCCTGGTGCAGTGGTGGATCAAACGGCCGTCGTGGTCCATGATACGGCGGCGCCCGTATCTATAACGACCGGGACGCTGACTGCCGCGCCCCAACTCGTTATCGGATGGGCCTCCACTCTCAATGGTAATCCTTATTCCGTGCCCGCTGGCTGGGTCAGCCTGTTCCCTCCGTTGACATCCGTATATCCGTTGTGCGCCATAATAACGAATAGCACGGCTCCGGTGACGTTTGCACCAACTGCTACGGGTGGTGACGACGTCAACACGGCCGTCGTCGTAACATTCAAGACGGCTCCTCGCACCGCTCTCGATCCGTCGTACTGGCAGCTTGTTCCCAGCTTTCCGCCACATACGGCGCAATTCGGAATAACACCGGGGCCGCACGACAATATGCTCTCGTTTCGCCAATTTACCAATTGGCTCGCATCCATTGCTCCACCGTCCGGCTCGAGCCTTGGCTTCTCTGGCGCCAGTCAGGCTGCAGGCACATGTACGATTACCATCGGCAGCCCCGCGGTGATCACGATCGGCACTCCGTACGCTCCGACAATTGCTTCGCACGGATTGCGCAATGGGTCGATGATCAGCTTCGAGACAACGGGGCATCTACCGACGGGAATAGTCGCCGGCAAGAGGTATTTTGTCCAGTACGGCACCACCACGACCACGACGGTTCAGGTTTCCGATACATGTATTCTCAGCCCAGTTGTTGCCAACGGCGGAGTGCAGACGGCCGCCAAGGGCACGCCGATCGCCACATCCGGCACGCAATCCGGCACGCACTCCTACACGACCTATGGCGAGTCGTGGATGGATTTCGTTCTCGATCCTGGAATGTATTTTGCGAGCATTAATCAGGCGCCAGGTCCGGGCGCGCCACTCAAGAAGTGGCGCTTGAACGGCTATGGCGCTCGGTTTCAGACCAACACCTTTTTCACGGGTACGCCATGGGTCGATATCAATGCCAACACGGGCGGCAGCCAGGTCGCATACTCGGCGCAGTTCCAAACCACGAACATGATCAATGGTCAGAATCAGAACTTTATCATACTGAATACCCCGGCCCAGGCGGTTAATTTCTATCCCGGCAGCTGGGTTGTCCTGATGTGCAACGAGATGCAGTCGAGCCAGACGGGCAACTGGAACCAGTATATATTCGAGTACTGCAAGGTCGTGCGGGTCAATGCTTCTACCGGAAGGATAGATTTTGGGGATTATCTGCAATACAACTATCGGTCGACGTATCCGACGTTTGCCTCTCCGATCGTCGCCTTTAATGGGATCTGTGGTCCGGCCACCATCGTGCAGCTCAATGATACGTTCGACCAGGAGATAGTGGTTCGTGGTGTCAATTTCTATGGGATCACCCAAGAGCAATGGCAATCGGTGCTGTCGTTCACGGCCGAGGACTGCGATGTGTACGGGTGGGGCTTTAAGACTGGACCATTTCCCACGACCATGAGGAACTACACGTTCAAGAACTGCCGGATACATAATTCCGTTGCTGAAATTGATAAGATGATAGATGTAATGGTGTTCGAGGATTGCGAGTTCGACCGCGGCTCGTATCTGCTGGTTCAGAGTGCTAGCGTCAATCGGATGGTGATCAAGGGCTGCAAGATGCAGAACGGGATGCAGGGCACGGCCAAGGATGTCTATATCGAAAATAGCGATATTGCCTTTGTGCTTCAGGTCGGCCCAGTGTTCGGGGTGACCGAACGCATGACGGTTATCAATAGCCGAATTCAGCAGATCGCCAGTCAATTCCAGGAGTTCTCGATCCTTAAGATTCCGGACCCGTCATTTACGTTCTCCAATGGAACGCTGCAGTTCTTGGTAGGAGTTGCAGGTCCGTATGGAACGTGGAACGGGCCGAGCGCGCAGTCGGTCTGCCCGACGCTGTGGGCGCAGGTGGGGGCCAAGATAGCGATTTGCGCCTATCAGATAAGCGCAACTGGCATCCCCGCAGGTGGCCTACACCCTGGTGAGACCGTGGGGATGATGCTGGTGTTCACAGTTCTCGATGTCTATCACGATGGCACGAGTGGAAATTATTGTGTCGATACCACGCTGTCAGCGATGCCCACGACCAACGTCACGGTGACGGGCACGGTAGCGGGAACGACCCTCACCGTTACGGCAATCACGCCATCGGATGCTTGTCTTTTGACGGGCATGAATATTTCTGGTGGCGGGCTGCCAGCCGGGACATCCATCACACGGGACCGCGGCATTCCGGGGAGCCAAATAGGGGCTTATACACTCAACAACTCCGCGACGATCTCAACGTCGACAAATTTCACCGCCAGCGTGCCGATGAATTTTTTGCCACACCCATGTCCACGGGTGAATTTTATCAACTGTACGGGCGGACGAGTGGTATCGGACATGTCGGGGGCGCCGCCAGACAGCCCGTTGTGGAGCTATTTCCGTCGGGCATGGGCCGGCGTTACGTTCAATATTGGGTTCGCGGCGGAATACGTCCAACTTGCGGGCAACTTGGTATCGTGGACGGTCAATGTTCAAAAGGCCTATACGGGAGCGACCTCGCCGGCCAATTGCGTCATAAGCATATTCGGATACAAGAACGTAGGCGGGAATCTATACCCAACGTTCGTTACCCAGACCATCAATCTGGCGGTAGCCGGGGTTCGCAGTTTCACCGCGACCGGAACGTCGACACCGCTGTCAGGCGATACGCTCGTTGCGGTTCCGTTTTGGTTGACCGGCTCACATCAGATTAGCATGCCAGCATCGCCGGCCGGCACATTGGATAAGATGCCCATAGTCGTCATGCAGGGACAGACGGATATTGGAAGCGAGACGGCTTCAATGACTCTGAATGGGACCAAATTTGGCGCTGACTTGGTGGCCGATACCGCTACTGGCATGGTCATGGGGTGATAAAGGTCACCACCAGGAATATTCGTCGACTTTCCGGTCGCGTTCCTCCTGGCCCAGGCTGCGCCGGAACCGCGCGGCGGCAATGTTGAGCCAGATCACGGCAGCGGACAGCACCGACACGATTAGGATTAAAGGCGTCAAATCATCAACGGACTGCATTCCTAACCCCCACCATTTCAAGGTCTCCCAGTGACCTTGTAGCACAGCTCGCCGGCCGGGGCGATATCCGGCCATGACCAGCGGATGGGTCAGCTGCTGATATCCGCCGCGGACGTGCCGCCGAGACAGGCGCAGGCCCCAGTCGATGGGCCGCTTAAATCGACCGCGGACGAGCCGCCGAGACAGGCTCGAACCTCAGTGGATGGGTTGTCGAAATCCGCCGCGGACGTGCCGCCGAGACTGGCACCGCCGCCTGCCGTAACGGGCAAATCCCAAGGACATTCACCATGGCTGAACGCACTCTAACTGCGAATATGAGCGAGGACGAAGTCCTCAGCGCGCTGGTTGCCAATACGCAAAGTGAAATCTTCCAGGCAGCGCTTAATCACGACGATGACTTGGATGGCACCGACACCCGCGCCGATGCCGAGCATGAAACCGACACCTCATTAGAGGAAATGGAGGATATCCTCGACGAGGATGTTCCCGAAGAGGTGGAGGAAGGCGACGACGAGGCGGGCGAAGAGGGGGCGCCCGACGAGCCGGCCGCCGAGGTTCCCGCGACAGACGAGGAAGAGCCCGAGCCACAAGCCCGGTTCCCTTCCGGCCGCCTGCGCGAGGAAGCGCTTCGCCGTCATGCCGTCGAGCAGGAGCGCGATACGCTCCGTGCCCAGGTCGCCGCGTTCCAAGCTCATCTGCTGACGCAACAGCAGCAGCAGAAACCACCGCAGCAAGAGGCGCCGCAGCCCGACATATGGTCCGATCCGGAGGCTTGGGCGGCCAATCAGCGCGCGCAGATCACGCACGAGCTGACATCCCGCCACGTCAATGCTGCTCTCGCCGAGGCTCATGAGGAGCACGGCGACGAGTTCGTTGCGGCATACAAGACATTGACCTCGCTCAATCCAGGCGATCCGATGGCGCGAGCTGTCGTGCAACGCATCTGGGACGCGCCCAACCCGGGCAAATCTCTGATGCGCTGGTATGGCGAGCAGAAAATCCTCCGAGAAAGCGCCGGCGATCCGGCTGCCTACCGGCAGCGCGTCGCCCGCGAGATCATGTCCGACCCCGAGTTTCGCAGGCAAATCCTCAGCGATATGCGCGGCGAAGCCACCCGGGCCGATGGTGGGCGTCCACGAACCTCGACGCGATTACCGAAGTCTCTGAACGGAGCCAGCGGGTCCGGATCGATGCACGCATCGAATCCCGACCTCTACGACGGATCAGATAAATCGATTTTCGCCTTTGCAATGAGGCCCTGACGCTTGACGCCGCTAACAGTGCTGGGGCCATACCCGAAGGGGAATGGCCATGGCCATTACGACTGTTCAAAGTAACAACAAACTAATCGTCTTCATCAAGGAGATCACGCGCGAGTATATCCGCCAAAACCTGTTCTCGCCATATATCGGGGATTCGATGACTGCGATTATTCGCGTCATCAATAACTTGAAAAATGGCGGCGAGCAGATCAACATCCCGCTGATCGCCCGCCTCAAGAACAACCCCGTCGCCACCGGCACCCTCGTCGGAAACGAGGAGAATATCGACAACTACGGCGACAGGGCATGGATCGATTGGGCGCGTAATGCGACTAAAGTCCCGCGGTCGGAAGAGCAGAAGTCGAGTATAGACCTGTTCGCTCAGGCAAGACCGTTATTGGAAGATTGGGGCAAAGAGCTGCAGCGCGACGAAATAGTGGATGCGTTTTTCGCCGTTCCGCTCGCCTCGACCGCACCGGCGGGCCTCGGCTCGGCCGGCGGCCAGCGCGTCAATGGCGCGCTGTTCGATCAATCCACGGTAGCCCAGCGCAATACCTGGGTGACCGACAACGGCGATCGGGTGCTGTTCGGCGGCAGCATCGGAAACTACTCGACGACGTGGGCAACCGCTGCCGGCGCCGTCACCTCGGCGATGACGCTGTCAGCCGCATCGTTGTCGAAGATGAAGCGGCTGGCCAAGAAGGCCAATCCGCGCATCAGGCCGTACAAGCTGAAAAATGGCAGAGAGTATTTCGTGCTGTTCGCGGGATCAAACTGTTTCCGCGATCTGCAGAACGACACCACGATCATCACCGCGAACACCATGGCGCGCCCGCGCGAGGGCGCTGGTCTGGACGAAAATCCGTTGTTCCAAGATGGGGATTACACGGTCCCTCTCGCCGCCTGAAATGGGGCGAGCAGCAAATCGCGTGAATTCGGGGAACGTCTCTCGCAGATAATCCCGAGCCAAGCCGCATATGTAAGGCCAATGCCCCAGGGATGCGGAAGGTGTAACGACTAGGCGGTGACGAAAGAATACTCCGCCCACGAGCGCGCGACGCGAAAGCGATGATATAGTCTGAGCTGCATGGCGACATGCAGAAGTATCGGATAAAGAGCCGATACGATAACAAATCTGCTCATCTACAACGGCATCATCATCCGGGAAATCCCGGAAATCGACATCCGTATCCCGACTACCTATGCCACGGCCGGTTCCGGCGGAACCGTCGCGATCGCCCCGGTGTTCCTGTGCGGGCAGTCCGCCATCGCTTGGTGCTGGGGCCGCATGCCTATCCCCACGTTCCTGAAAGAAGACGATTATCAATTCTACCGGGGCGTCGGCATCATGATGGCGTATGGCATGAAGAAGATCGCGAAACTCAACCCGACGGGGGCCTATAAAGAATGGGGGGTGTTTACGGGATACTTTGCGTCGGCGCCGGACGCTTAAAAGCCGACAGTCCCTTCGTCGGCTTTGACCGGGCGGTTATCTCCATTTCCGTCCGGTCCCTCATTCCATCAACAAGGATAACCATCATGTGGAAACTTCTTCGGTCCCTGGCGCTTGGCGCACTTGCGCTTTGCGCTGTCACTGCTCCGGCGCTCGCCCAGCGTACGCCGGCGCCGCGCATGTTTTCCGATCAGCAAACGCATTACCTGCGCTTTACTGTATCGTTCAACTCGTGCGTTCTCGCTGCTCCTCCGAGTTCCTGCTCGGTGAAAGTCGGAGCAGTTCCTTACAATGCGTTCATGATCCGCGCATATCAGCAGGTCACCACGGCATTTGCCGGGGCAACAGTCGCCAACGTGGCGTTTGGAACCGCATCCGGTAGCGCCAATCTGGTGGCGGCACAATCGGTGCTGGCGGCAGGTGGCGCGACGGCTCTGACCATCGTTGCTGCCAACGCCGGCATCACCGTTACCGGCAACGGCATTGCGCAGACCGGCACGCTGGGCGGTTTCGATATTTGGGCCACGATCAACATCACCGTGGCGCCTCTGACGGCCGGTCAGGCCACCTATGTGTTCGAGTATATCGCTCCGAATGACGGCAGTTGCACCGCCGTGCCGACTGGCGCTACCGCGCCGGCCTGCTGATCGTTCCTCCCCGGCCCGACTGTCAAACCTTCAGCTCGGGCTACCTTGGCGGCGTTACGCGCCGCCACTTTCCATCAGGAGAAATCGAAATGACCATCGCAAACGATGCGCTGTTGACCGCGCTTGGAACCAACCAGTTTCCCGTATGGGATAACCAGAGCGCGCCAAACACCACACAAGCCACGGCCACCCGATGCACCGGGCAGGTATCGCGCTTTACCAGCGTCCTGGCGTCCGGTGCCGCCGTCCTGCCGTCACTTCTGACGGAAGAGGCGCAATCCATCGCATTTGTCATCAATGACGGTGCGAATGCATTGGCGGTGTTCCCATTCACCGGAGAAACCCGGAATGGATCGGCCAATTCGGCGCTTTCCGTTCCAGCCGGCCAGGCGGCCATTTTCATCAAAGTGACCGCGGCCCAGATCGGCAAGGGTGGCGGCATTATTCCCGGCTCATTCGCCAATGACTGGCGCTCGGCCATCATTCCGTGAGGCAATCATGACCAAAGTGACCTATGTCCCGCCGGACGACGGCCAGCACCATCCATCATCGCTGGAATGGAACGGCATTACGTTCCAGGCCAACGTGCCGCTCGACCTCGATCCGGTGAAACATTCCTATGAGGTGCTGGAAGTCGAGCGCTGGAACGATCCGGTGACGCAGCGGCCGATGTCGAAAACCGTCGAACGCCGCAAGTCAATGGCGGAAATCGCCAGGACCAACCAGTTTTTCGTGGTCGAGGGTGACGCGCCGAAGGCCAAACGGGGACGGCCGCCATTGCCAAAGACCCCGGAGGAGTATCGCGCGCACGCGGTCGCCTGGATCACGGCGACCGATGACCCTGACGAGCTCAACGAGCGTTGGAACGCCGAAGACGCAATGCGCGGGCGCTGCGGCGTCGGCGATGATGATATCGATTATCTACGCCCGATGTTCGATGCGCGGCTTTTCGAACTGAAACACCAGGCGGCCTAACCAATGCCCGGCGCATTCCTCACCCAGACTGATCTCATCAACCAGACGCTCGGCAATCTCAATGCGCTGGAGCCAGGGCAGACGCCGGACGTCGAGGACGTGGAATATGTCGGCAGGATGGTCGATCCGACCATACGAATGCTGTCCGGGCTCGACATCTGCTACATCGCCGACGCCAACAACATTCCCGGCGCTCTGTTCACGTCGCTCGCCGATATCTTGGCAGGCGAATGCGCCGGGCGGTTCACCGCCGGCCCTGACGACTTTACGCGGCTGGTGGCCAAAGGCCTCGGCATGCCGCCCGGCTCGGGCGCGGGAGCCATGGCGCTCAAGCAGATCAGTCGTGGTCGGCCCACGTTCGAACCGCTGCGCGTGCAGTATTATTGAGAGACGCAGTGATGGACGATACTATTTCAGATGATGAGCCGGATTATGCGCTGGAAGATGCCGATAAGCTCGCTGATGAAATAAAGAACGCTATCCCTGATGCTCGCATCAGTCGCTATCGAGATTACGGATATGCGGTCGACGTATATCTCGGGGATCGAGCGGTGATCGCGTGCCAACTAACAAGCCGATTTCGTCGCGGTTTTATTCACAAAGCGGACGACATTGTCGCGTTGTTGCTCAACCGTACAACAGCGTGAGCTGGCATGACCTGCTGATAGCAATGACCGTGATGGCGCTGCTTGTCATTGTCTTCTGGGCCATCCTTTTCTGGATCATAGGCTGATGCGTGGTCCGTTTCCCATCAACTGGCCGCTAGGCTCGTTCCCCGGCGGTACCTCGCAGGAAAGCGCGGGGCGGCTCGTCAATTGCTGCGCCGAGCCGCTCGGCCCCGGCGGTCCGTCGCCGGCGACCTATCATCGCCAGCCTGGGCTCATACAGTGGGCTGCCACCACACATAATGGCTACCGCGGAGGGCTCATCGTCAACAATCTATCCTATGAAACTTGGGGCAGCATCACGTCGCCAGGCATTGCATCAACGGTCACCAGTGCGGGCGCGGTGACGGACCTCGGCGCCTTTCCAGGCACCAAGCACGTCTCGATCGCGCGCAACCAGAACGCCACACCAGACGTGCTCGCTGTCGATATCGATAACGGCGCCTATGTGCTCTCGACCGGCGGCGCACCTGTCGCATTGAATACCGGCGGCATTGTTCCGCAAGCAAATTCGGTGGCATTCCAGGACGGCTATTTCTTTCTCACCATCGCCGATGGGCGGGTATGGGCCTCTCCCATCAACTCTATTGCCACCGGGACCGGAGGTTGGAATGCGCTGACGTTCGTCACCATACAATCGCGGTCCGACGTTACCTTGCTGCGCGGCATCGCGTTCTCGGGCCTGATGTTTTTCTTCACCACCGGCCACTGCGAGGTTTGGCAGGATGTCGCCAACGTGACGCCGAATTTTCCCTATGCGCGCCAGGTCGTGTTGCCGTTCGGACTGCTGCAGGCCAATGCCATCGCCGGCTGGGAAACCGGATTCGATGACCTGAGTTGGGTAGCCCAAGACTTCGGCGTCTGGGAATTGCCCTATGGCAGCCTGCAGCCGACCAAGATCAGCCCGCCAGACCTTGACCGGCTGATCGAGCAGCAGCACCGTGCCGGCAATGTGCTGGAAGCATCGGTCTATATGTTCTCGGGCAAAAAGTTCTGGGTGCTGTCGTCGCCGGCATGGACGTGGGAATTCAATCTCGGAACGCAGCAATGGAACGAGCGGTGGTCGCTGTCACCGGTGAGCGGCCAACAAGGCCGCTGGCGCGGCACCGGCGGACACCCGGCGTTCGGCCGCTGGCTGCTCGGCGATGTCTATACTGGCACGCTGTGCGCCATTGATGATGCCGTCTATACCGAACTCGGCGCGCCGATGCTGATGCGGCTCGAAAGCGCTCCGGTGACCGCATTCCCGAACCGCATTCGGGTCGCCAGGGCGGATTTCAATTTCGTGGTTGGCTCTGGGCGGGTGCTCAATGCGGACGGGACACCAGCGCCGATCAATGTGGTTAACCCGACTGTCGCAATCTCATGGTCGAACGACGGCGGCGTGACCTGGAAAAACCCGCTCATTCGTTATCTCGGCCAGCAGGGCAAGGTAAAGACCACCCGCATCAAGGTTTTGCATGCCGGCCTGACAGGACCCCAGGGCCGGCGCTGGCGCATCGACATGACCGATCCCGTTAATGCGCCCTTCATGAGCGCGATGCAATCTGACAACCCGGCGCAGTTCTGATGACCGTGCTCGCCCCGCTGCCGCCGCTCACCGCCCGCTGGGTCGAAAGCGCTGGCGTGCCCTCGCAAATCTGGCGGCAATATCTGCTTTCGGTCGACCCGTTGCTGCGCGCTCTCGCCGTCAATAAGGTCGGGCCCCTGGTTAGCGCGGCGACCGACGCCGCGGCGGCAACCGCAGGCGTGCCGATCGGCGGGCTATACCAGAATGCCGGCGCTGTGCGCATTCGGCTCGTATAGGAGTTTCCCATGGCATTCTTTGATCAATTCGGCGCCGGTCAGGCCAATAATGGCATGGGTCCGGCAAATCCTACAGGCATGCCCAATCCGCAGATGACGGAGAATTTTCGGCTCGGTGGCCCTGGCTATCAGCCGCCTAATCTGGCCGGCGGCCTGCAGGCTTATCTGGCCAACAGCCAGGGTTGGATGAACAATCCAATCCTGCAGGCATTGTTTCCGGGCCGGTTTGGCGGCCAAGGGGCGTCGCCTGGGGGCGCCACAGGGGCTCCCTCGGCAGGTGCTCCACCCGGCGCGCCCGGTGGCGCCCCTCCGTCCCCGATTGGCATTCAACCAAGTGCGCAAATGGGGACGAGTCTTCCGCTCGGAATTTCCCAGCAGATGAATCAATACGGTGGCAACATGACGAACATGGCAAACGGCATGCGGCCGTTTCTAAGGTAATCCAATGGGCATCTTAGATATGTTTTCGACGGGGCCGGCGCAGCAGGCTGCCGCTGACCAGACTGCTGCCATCCAACAGGGAATGGATGCGCTCACCAAGCAATTTGGGCTCGGCCGCGGCGCGCTCACAACCGACTATGCCAAGGCGCTGGCGCCATATACCACCAATTTCAATGTCGCAAATCAGGGCCAGAATGCATATGCCGACTATATGGGCCTAAATGGCCCCGAGGGCAGCGCGCGGGCAGTGGCGGCCTTCCAGGCCAATCCGGGGTACCAATTCCAATTGCAGCAAGGCCTCAATTCGGTGATGGCCAATCAGGCGCGCACCGGTCAACTGGCTTCTGGCAATACTGATATCGCCCTTCAACAGATGGGGCAGAACATCGCCAACCAGGGCTGGGGCAATTTCGGCAGCATGCTGCAGCCGTTCCTAAACGCCGCCGGGAATGCGGCGACCGGCATTGCGGGCGTCGATACCGGCCTGGGCAATGCGATTAATCAGAATTATACCGGTCTTGGCCAGGGTCTCGCGCAGGGTTACGGTGCGATCGGCAATGCCGAGGCCAACGCTGCGTTGGCGCCTTATACGGTAGGCGCAAATATGCTGGGTGCGCTTGGCGGGGTAGCCAAAGCCGGAACGACGGCCATCCCGTCGACCAGCCTGTTCGGTCGTTTCTTGTCATGACGGTGGACTGAGAAATGCCCAGCCTCTTCGATGTCAATCCGCCCCGCAGTGGTCCTGGCGGCTACGGCCCGCCGAACATGGCGGAGCAGTTGTATAACATGATTGGCGGCCTGCCGGCAGCCTATCAGGAAGGTGTGAAGGCAAAATTCGAGCGCGGCCAGATGGCGCGCACCGAGCGACTGCAGGCGCCCTATACCGGGCCTATGACTGCGGAGGCGATTCAGCAAACAATCGCCCAGCATGAAGGTGTCGAAGGACTCAAACAATTCTTGACCCAGATATACGGCGCTGAGGCGAACAGACTGGCCGACCGGGTTGCCGGGGGCGGCGGCTATACAGGCGGGGCCGGCGGCGCGCCGGCGCCGGCCACTGATCACCAAACGCCTGAGAAGTTGAGGGGGGAACAACCTCCATCTGCCGCATCGGTGGGGGCCGCATCTCAAGCCGACCAGGCTGATGATACGGCTGGGCCGTGGACTCTCAAAGCTTTGGTGGAGCGGTCCGGATTTACCGACAATCCGATGCGCACCGCGAACATGCTTGGCGCCCAGCTGCATATCAACCCGAATACGATGCTCACCCGCGAGCAGGCTGGGCAAGTATCGGCGGCGCTAGAGAACCAATTTGGCGAGCGCCCCGGAGCGCCCGAGGCGCCGCAAGCCATGGGGTCGCCTCCCGCATCGTCCCCGCCCGCTTATTTCCAAGGCGGTGCCACTCCTGGCGCGCAGCCGGTGCCCACACAGACCGTGCGGCCGCCGGGAATGGCGCAGGGATCGCCCGGAGCAGCGCCGGGTGCCGCTCCAGGGGGCTCCTATGCGCCGCCCACCCCGTTCGGCGATATTGCCGAGGCCCAGCGGCAGGAAGCCATAGCCCAGCGCGCCCGCAAGGCGATGGGTATTTTCAATCTGCCCAAGAACAGGGTCGAGGAATTGAAGGCCACCGCCGAGGCCGCCGAGGCGAAGGCCAAGGCCATTCGTGAGGGGTCCGCCGGGATCAACAAAGAATATGTCGTCAAGGACATGGAAGCCGGCCAGAAACAGCTCGGCAATTTGCAGAATGTCGCCGAGGGCGCGCGCGACGCCAATGCCCAGCTCGCGCTTACGCGCACCGAAATGTCAAATCCGAATTTCTATTCGGGCCCGCAAGACGAACTGATGAAGCGCTATAAGCAATGGATTTCGGTACTTCCAGGTGGTGATCCCAATGCTGCCAAGCCGATGGAGGAATTCCGCAAAAATATGTATGACATGCTCGGCCGGCGCATTGCCGCGATGACGGCAGCCGGCTATAGCCGAATTCAGATTGCAGAAATCAAAAATCTGCAAAACGCGATGGCCAATCTGTCGAACACCCCGGCGACCAATCGGTATCTGGTCGAGGAGGTCCGTCGCCTCAATGAAAACCAGGTCGGCCTGCATGATGAGGCACAGAAATATTTACAATCGCATCAATATCTCGACGCCCGCGGCTGGGGTGCGGTGCGTGACCATTATCTGGCGACACATAAATTGTTTACAGACAGGGAAATTGCCGATCCGCGACTGATTGCGCCTGCCTATCTGCCTGCCTCGATAGAAAATGATGCTGGCAAGCGCAAGCAATGGGCGCGCAACCAGGGACTTCAAAAGGGCGATCCCTACATGGTCGATGGCCCTGATCCGCGGTTGCCGGAAGGGCCGAACAACCGAACACATCTGCGCGCATGGCCGGGCTAGATGGCACAACTTCAACCTGTCGATCCGAATTCGCTGGTCGGCTCGAATGCGCCCGACCTGCCACCGATCGATCTTCCGCAGGAAGAGCCGCGCCCGCGAACCAGGCTTCGTGTTACCGTATCTCCAGACCGTGATCGCGGCCCATTATGGGAGGATCATGGTGCCGCCGTCGCCAAGCCACCGCAAGATCGGGGCGCGCTATGGGGCGAGCAGGAACATGAAAAGCCATCCCGTGAGATCGGGGCCTTTGAAAGTGGCCTGATCGGCGCGCGCGAGGGCGTGACGTTTGGTGCCTATCCGGCCATCCATGGCGTCAGTGCGGCTGGCGAACCAAAGGAACCGCGCAAACCGTCCGAGGGGCTTGGCGACGCATTGAGCCAAGGCGGCGAGGTTGTCGCGGGTGGGCTTGGAGCATTTGCGAGGGGACTTTACCGCACCATTCGAGGGGATGAAGAGGCTCGGAAGGTCTACGACAAGGAACGCGAAGCGGCCAAGGCCGAGCAGGAAAGTGCCCGGTTACAAAACCCTAAGAGCTATTTTGGCGGCCAGTTGGCCAGCGCATTTGCGACGCCGATCCCTGGCCTGGGGGCTGCCAAGGCGGCGACGACGTTGGGCCGGGTGGCGCGCGGCGGTGTTGCTGGAGGTCTCGGCGGGGCCTTGTACGGCGGCGGCGAGGCATTGAGCGAAGGCGGCGACGCCGGCGATGTCGCCAAGGGTGCTGGGCTCGGCCTTCTTACCGGAGGTGCGGTCGGGGCGGGCGGATCTGCGGCGCTGCAAGGCGGCAGCAGCCTCATCAAGTATTTGGGCCGCATCGGTCGCGGCATCGCCAATCCCACCGCCGAGGCCGAGCGTCAATTCGGCCAGGCAATTCGCCGGGATTATCCGGTTGGTGGCTCGCCACCCGTGGGCGCCATCGATCCCGAGGCTCATGCCGCCGCGCGGCGGGCTGGCATGCCGGTGCCCAACATCGATTATGCCGGGCAGCACACCATCGAACTTGCGCGCGCGGCTGCAAACCTATCACCGGAAGCATGGGCCAAGCTCGAAAACGCCAGCAAGGAACGGGTCAAGCAGCGCGGTCGGACAATATCCGAGAGCATCAGTCGGCTATTCGGCGGCAGCCTTGACAGCAAGCTGGACCAGGAAAAACTCGAAATCGCGGGTCGGGCCTTCAATCGGCCGCGCTATCTTGCGGCCTATCGTGCCGGCGCGGGCGATATCACCTCGCCGCGCCTTGCGCAGCTCATCCGGGACAGCGACGCGCTACCCAAGGCGATGAAAGCCGCCGAGAGCAGCGGCAAGAACTGGGCGGCCCTTGAGGGTATCCCGTTCGATCCGAACCGGCGCAACATTCAATATTGGGACTATGTGCAGCGCGAACTGCGCGATATGGCGCAAAAGGCGGAAGGGCGCGAGGGCGGCAAGGCCGCTGTCCTCAACGGCCTGCACGGCGCGCTCAACAGCGAACTGGACGCTGCGGTACCGGCCTTTCAGCGCGCCCGCGCGGGTGCGGCGACGTTCTTTCGGGCTCGCGACATGAGCGAGGCGGGCCGCAATTTCATCAAGCGGAACGGCGATGCCCGGGAGGCGGCGCGAGGTCTCGCGAGCGCCAATCCGGCTGAGCGCGAGTTATTTGCGCGTGGGGCCGCTGATGAGCTTGCACAAGCTGTCATGGCGAACGGCAAGATGGGGACCATTGATCGGCTGTTCACCTCGCCGCGGGCCGAGGAGCAGATCAGGACCGCGCTCGGGAATAACCCCGCTCGTATCAGAGAACTCGAAGCTCTGTTGAGGGCGCAAACAGTTGCGCAGCGCAGCAAGGATGTTTTGGCAGGTTCGACTACGGCGAAACAGATGGGCCACATGGCTGCCGCCACTGGACACGGCATTCTCGCTGGGGGGGGCGGGGCGGGCATGCTGGCCGCGTATGAATACCTCAAAGAAGGCGACGTTAACCCGGCAAGCCTCCTCAAAACTGCATTGCTGATAGGGATCGCCAAAGGGGTTCACCGCGGCTCGCGGGCCATCGATCAGCGCGTGGCCACCAAGGTCGGGGACATGCTCGCGTCGAACGACCCCGCGATATTGCGTAAGGGCGCGGCAATCGTTGCGCGGTCCCCTAAGTTGTTTGACGCCCTGCGGCAGGGCACGGAAGCCGGGTCGCGGGTCACGGCGCACGTTCTCGGGCCGGCCGGGGTCGCCGCAACTGCGGCTACTGCTCTGGAGGCGATATTGTCGGACGAAGCGCACGAGCATGTACCCGACCATGCCAGCCAACAGATAGATTCCGCAATTGACAATCAGTAAATACAGGACGGCTGCGATGAAAGCCACGGCGCTACTCCTGACACTGTCGTTTCTATGGTCGTCACTAGCTACTGCCCAGGGCGTCATCCCCGTCGCCCTGGCGCAACAGTCGGACGCCAACGGCCGCCCCCTGTCCGGGGCATTACTATACACGTATCAAGTTGGCACGGTGGCCACACCGCAGAATTCTTTTCAGGATTTTGGCCTGACTTTGATCAATCCATGGCCTTTGCAGGCCGACAGCACCGGCCGAATTCCTATGTTTTACTTGGCCAACGGCCAGGTGCATGTCAGGCTCACGGATAGCAGTGGTGTCGTGATTTTCGACATCCCCAACATGCAGGTGGTCGGCCCGTCCAGCGGTTCAGGCGGCGGTGGGGGCGGTGGCGCCGATCCAACTACCATCGCATCGACCGGCGACATTAAATACCGGATAACCGGCGAGACGCTTACGGGGTGGGTCAAAGCCAACGGCCAGAGCATCGGCTCTGGCACATGCATAGGCTGCAGTGGTCGCGCTAATAACGACACACAGAATTTGTTTACGTATCTCTGGGCCAATTGCACAAATGCGCATTGCCCGGTGAGCGGCGGACGCGGCGGGACCGCGCTCGCTGACTTCATGGCGAACAAGGCCATCACTCTGCCAGACCTGCGCGGGCGGATGCTCGCAGGCCTCGACGACATGGGCGCGGCCGCGGCCGGCCGCATTCTGTCGAGCAACGTCACCTCCGGCGGCGGCGATCTTCCGACCACTCCGGCTGCGACCGGCGGCGAGGCCAATCATGCGCTGACGATCGCCGAGCTTGCCGCCCACAATCACACGGCGACCGATGGCGGGCACACTCATGCGTTCACGTACAGCCATCCTGACAACAATCCTGCGGGTGGCGTGGCTGGCAACGTCAACATCATTAATGCAACCAGCGGCACCACAACCGTAACGACGCAATCCGGCTTCTCCAACATCACGGTGGCTAATACCGGTGGCGGCGGGACTCACAACACGATGGCGCCGTTTGCCCTCGGCTCCTGGTACATCAGGCTATAACGCATGTATGGCAATCCACCAATTTTCCTCCCACCGACGAGCAACAGGGAAGACCTGTTGATCTCGTGCTCGATCTATGATGATGACACCGGTGACCCGGTCAATCTGTCGGCAACCGTGACCGCGAGCGGGCTGGCATTTACCGGTACGATGTGGCAGGTGACATCTGGAATGGTCTCGGCGCCATTCACGGGATCGCTGACCATCCCCGTGCCGCCGATCGGCAATGAACTGTCGGCGCTCACGATGACAGGCGTCATCGGCGCATTCACGCCGGGCAATGCGGTCAAGATTGCCGACCCGACCGGCGCCAATTACATGCTTGGCACCATCACGAGCTACGTCCCGACGACGGGGGCGATGGTGATCCAGGTCGGCGCCACATTCCAGTTCGAAATCCGCCGCGGTGCGCCGCGCAATGATGGCTCCGGATACGTGCCCTATTATGACTTCGGAACACCGGACACCGCATTGCCCCTGATCAAGGCGGCTCTCGGCACCGGGGTCACCATCATCGACATCGGGTTTCTGCAAATCCTCATCCCCGAGATCACGGTGCGCCAGCTCTGGCTCGGCACCTATGACGCATATCTGTCGATGTTTGACGGAACCAACACGCGCCAGGTGTTCATCGCCAAGTTGCCGATGTTGTACGGCGGGGTGACACAATAATGGCGACCCCGGCGAGGATACGCGTCAACACGGCGTTCCCGTTCCCGTCGCTGGTGAATGGCAGCGGTCCCGTCACCATCAGCAAGCAACAAGGCATCTGGACGGTCGGTTATAGCGTTGTGGCGTTTGCCACCCAGGTTCCGCCACCACAAAATTACCCGACCGATTATATGTTGATGTATGATTCGGTCGCGAATAGATATTTCAATATGTCGATCACAGCTCTTGTGTCGGCAGCTCAGACGAGCATCACGGCAGGCGCAAGAACCCAGCGTTCAATCACGACATCGCCGATCGTGATCATGACCAACGATCAAATCCTCAATTGTGCTATCGGCACCGTCGCCACCTGCGCGCTGCCGACGGCGGCCAGCCGAATCGGCGTGCCGCTGACATTCAAAGACCTCGGCCAGGCTAGCGCGCACAACATCACCATTAGCCCGTCGGGCGGCGACACGATAGACGGTCTTGCCAGCATCAAGCTCACCAACAATTTCCAGACATTGACCCTGGTGCCGTTGAATGACGGGACCAATGCAGGATGGGCCGTGGAATGAGACAAATTGTAATTGCTGGCCTGTTCTCGTTCGGCATTGCCGCGTCTGCAATCGCGCAGACCAATCCGGGACAAATCCCGCCATGGGGCCTGGTCGGGAATCCGTCAGGCGCGCCGACCTCGGCTGTATCGTCGGCAACGGTGTCAACGATGCTCGATGGCGCATTTGGCGGATCGTGCGCGGATGGAATGGTGGCGGCCAGATCAGCAGGTATTTGGAAATGCTCCGTCCCGTCGGCCAGCTTGTCTTGTTATATCGGCAACGGCGCTACTCATCCATTGTCTAGCGTGACCTCATGCAATGGAGTCAATACTACCGGTTATACGCTAGCGCAATGGCAAGTTCTGCTCCCCGCTGCGACATCTCTTACCAATGAAATAGACTGGGCCGTTTTACAGTCGACCATCAACGCGGCAACTGGTCCTCAAGTAATTCGGCTTCCGCCTGGTACGGCGATGCTCAATCTACCATTATCTGTCTGCGCTCAAAGCATCAGTATATTTGGAGCTGGAAACATCGCCAGTAATAATCTGACCACCACCACGATGTTAAACTTTACTGGCGGCACTGACGGCATCACGCATTGCGCTGGCGCCACGACCACGCTTCAGCTCCAGGATATCGGCCTGAACTCGACAACATTGACCGGGAGCTTGCATGGCATCAATGA